AATGCCTTTGCTGTTGATGTTCCATAAGTATCAAAATCCGATACCAATGCTTGTTTCATTGTATCACCATCACTTATAACCACACCATCTGTTCCTGCTAAAGTTACAGTTGCTTGAACAGTTGCACTACCATCCATTATATTTAATTCTGTTGCTGTTGCTGATACAGCCACATTTTCATTTACTTTTGGACTTGTTAATGTTTTATTTGTTAATGTATCTGTTGAAGTTTCGGTTACAATTGCACTATCTGTTTCAAAAGTTATTTTATTACCTGAAACAGAAGTATTGATACCTGTCCCACCAGTAAATTCAATTGTTCCACCTAAATCTATTAGTTGTGTTGATAAATCATCTCCTACAATTGATACTGTTGAATTTGCTAATTTTGAATTTGCGATAGTGTCTAAAGCACTATTTGGAATATTTGTTAAAGTATTTGAAGCACCACTTATAGTTTTACTTACCATGGTTGCTGTATTACTTGTTGAAAGAAGAACTGATAAATCAGGTGTGATTGTTAAATCATTTCCTTGCAATACTGAATTAATACCAGTACCACCAGCAATTCTAAAGACATCACCTTTAGCCTGTAAAGATAATTCTGTAGATGTAGTATCTTGTATTTTTATAGTAGGATTAAGGTTTGTACCATCACCTAAAGCAGTATATATTTCATCTAAGCTTAAATTTACTTTATTAGCACCTGCACGGAGATTATCACCTGTTCCGTCGTTAGCTGATGTTCCTCTATTGATAAGTTGTTTTGCCATATTTGTCTATCTCTTTATACTATTTATAAGAATTTTTAAGGTGTTGTGTCATCAAAAGTTACCTGGTCTGTATCAAATTTAACCAATGTATTACTAAACAATTCAGCACTCAATGCGACTTCTGTAGGTATTGCAAAATTCATTTTCATTTGTTGACCATGTTCATTTGAAGTCAGTAAAAATATAGCACCCTTTTCATCTAAAGTTGTTCCAGTACCAAAAACTCTCAATTTATTTAATTCTCCAAATGTAATTCCTGAAGCCGTGCTATGTGTACCGTAAACTGTATTTGCCCATTTATTGAGATTTCCATATCTTGGTCCTGCGTATGCGTGGCTTCGTTTTACTTTACTTGCTAAACCTGTTTCATCAAATATTTGTACTCTTTTTCTTGAAGTAAGTTTAAAATTTATACCAGGTCTTATTAAGGTTACATCTCTTTTTTTCTCACCTAAATGTTCGTGAGTTAATGGGTCTAAATCAATTGTTCCTGATTCTAAAGGATTTAATCTTTGGTCTGTTCCATCATCAACTGTTCCTAATCTTCTACCGAATATAGTAGAGAATAGAGTATTGATAATTCCAAAGAATGGAACTTTCGTCACTCCAGATACTATACCTTTAACTGGTCCAGCTGCTGAAGCATCCAATCTTGTTTCTAAATTAACCTGTCCTGTAAAATAAAAACCTGCAACATGCATTGTTTTTTTAAATGCGTCCCTCCAATCACCAATTGACCGAGAAACTTTTAACACATAAGAAAAATCTTGATAATATAAACTATCTTGTACTCTCATTGTATTTTCAGATAATTTTCCTCTTTCACTAATAAATCTACCATCTGTATCAACTACAGAATTAATACTAACACTTGCTGTTGATAAATCAATTTTTTTAACCGTAGCTGTTCCACTTGTGTTTGATGTTAATGTTTCATCAACAGCAATTGTACCTACTACATCTTTTAATTTTAATACACCTCTTGTAATGTCTATAGTGACAATTTCAGCAGTTGCTCCACCTGAACTTGTTATTGTTCCTTCAGGTATAAAAGTTCCTGAAATTTCGGCAACAATACAATTGTTAAAAAATTTTAAACTAGGTGGAGTTGGAGCATTTTCGTATGCTTTTCCTAACTCTACTGTTTTTAATTTTGTAATTTTACCAACATCTGTACCATATGCAAAAACACTTCCAGCTGTACCTGTACTTGTTGTTATATCAACCGTAGGTAATGAAGAATATCCTGACCCAGGACTTGTTAAAAAGAAATTTGTTATTTCATTTGTACCTGTTCCAGAATCTTGCATAAGAACTCTACCATCATATCGGTCACCTCTAGTTGTTTCATCTTCCATAATAATTCTATCACCATTGCCCATATCTGTAGTACCAGCATCGCCAGAAAAACCTCCATTTACAACTGAAACAAAACCAACAGCGTTAGTACCACCTGTGTTTGTATTTGTAAATACTAATGGATCACCAACTTCATAACCTGAACCAGCATTATCAATTACAATATCTGTAATTCCTCCAGTACCAACTTCTTCTATTTGAAATAATGCACCTACTCCACCACCTGTTATTGAAATTGTATCTGAAGTTGAATTTAAAGTACCATCGTTTGTAATTGTTTTTGTTCCAGGTACACCTGTTATTATTGCTTTAATAAAATATTCATCTGTATCAGTTTTTGTTCCTTGGATTGTTTCACCAATATCAAAAGTTCCTTGCATAGAATCAAGATTTAAAATTAATTCTGCAACTTCATCAGCACCAATTTGAAATGTAGTTGTATTCTCTACAATAGCAGTTGCCCTAGAAGTTTGTCCTGTAATTGTTCTACCAACATAACCAGCAGGAGAACCTACAGAAGAAATTACTCTTAAAACTTTTAATGTATCAAATTGTCCATCTGAAGCTTTTAATAATTGTTCTCTAGGGTATAATGTTTCAGAATTTTCACCAAATAAAATTCTAAAAAATATTTCATGTCCCTTTACTGTACCTTTTCGTCTGTATAAAGTTTTAATATTTTTAATTAATTTTCTTTTATCAACACCTGCATTTAATGTTTCTGGTAATGTTATTAAAAATTCATCTCTCATTTGTGTTAAGAAATGAGCAATAGCTTTATCGGGGTCCCTAAAATTAACTAACTCGGAAATATTTTGAACTGGATTTGGTCTGTAATTATTAATTGTTGCAAAAGCATTTGAATCATTACCAACAACAATTTCATTTTCTTCAAATTTATCTTGTGATGAAATTATTAATCTACCATTTTTTAAATCTTCCGTTAATACAACTGCCGTTGCACCAGAAGATTGTCCTATAATTGTTTCACCTCTAGTAAATTTTCCATAAGTGGATTCCTCTAAAATAATTTTATCACCAGCGTCTAGTGATGTTCTTGATGTATCTATTCTTGATGAGTTTAAAATAATATTAGTTGTTTGTCCTGTTTCAGATTCAATTTTAATTCCATCGGTTGATAGAATTGATGTGACTTTTAATTCTGCTGATTCTAATAATTGATAATAGACTTTTAAAAATTCGGCAAATTTGGGGTGTTCAGCAACTACAAACTCGGGTAGTTGATTATGTAATATCGTTGAAATTTTATCATTAAATTTTGCCATTGTTCATTAATAACTTGATGTTGTTGTATAACCCACTCCTGCTTCAGAAGAACCTCCGACAAAAGTATCTGCTATAACCGTAAATGTAGAATTAGCAATATCTAATTCCACAATTTGGTCTCTTACAGGTACAACATCATTTGAACTTGGAACTACCGTTAATTCAATTTTAGATGAAGATACTCCTCTAATATTTGATACAGAAGCAATGTTTAAAGAATTTAATGTAATTGCTCCTGTTGTATAATCAATTGTACCTTGCGTATTATTGCCATAAGTTTTTACACCACTAACAAGTTTATATCTCCTTACATTACCTTGACCATCATCATCTAAAAAATGTTCGTTAACTAAATCACCTTCAATTTTAAATCCTGTTGAAGTTAATATCCCACCTGAAGATTCCAAGTGTTTAGAATGTGGATGATATAATCCATTTCTAAAATAGATATTATATTTTGTAGATGAAGCTAATGTTGGTAAAAAATCTTTTCTAATTTTTATTGTAGTTATATTTGACAATATACTTGTATCTGTATTATCAATTATACCTGCTAATTTTGAATGTCTGAATATTGCGTCAAACTTTTGTAGTGTATCTGTATTATATAAGGTTACACTATCTATAACATCTGATTTTATAGTAGCAGAAGTTTTACCTGTTGCTTTAGAATCATACTTAATTGTAGATGTTAATAATATGGAAGTTATTTCAGGTTCCACAATTGTTGGTTTAACTGAAGCAACATTATAAGGTTTTAATGATGTTATAATATCCGCTTTTGTTGTTTCTGTTAAAGTTGAACCTGAAGCAGCCTTAATAGCAATCTTAACAACACCATATTGTGGTATTTCATCTTCTTCTCCACCCCAAGCACTTACTGATAATGCATTTGGATAAATTGATTGGACTTTAGTTTCATAATCAGTTGCCGTAACCGCTCTATCTTGAGCAGCAAATTGTAATGGTGCATTAAATCTAATTGACTCTTTTGTTTCTCCCTCAGCGCCGCCTTGTGAAATTGCATTAGTTGTTATAGCAACATTTGTAAATCCACCAATATTTCCTGATAAACTAAAAACACTAGCACCATTTGATTCTGTTTTATTCGTAACCACATATTCCATTATTACAATATTACCATCTGATAATTTTTTACCACTTATACCATCACCAAAATAAACTTCAAATTTATTATCTTCAATTTCTTGTATGAAATAAACTTTAGATGTTGAACTAATATCATTATAACCACCTGCTAATGAATAAGTTGTTTGTGTTGAGTCTGAAGCACTAGTTTGTACTTTTATTCTTAAAGTTGAAGTATCTGCATTAGAACTTGGTATGACAAATCTTTGGTCAATGTCTGTACTATCAGCCGTATATTTAAAAGTTATTAAAGAACCTTCGTAAATTGAAATATTTTCAAATTGATAAACACCATCAACAGGTGTAATTGTTGTATCTTCATTGGTTACATATTCATAGGATAAATTATCTACCGTTGATGTAAAAACGGTACCTTTGTTCATAGTAACCGAAGTACCTGTTGCATTATTTAATTTAATTGTTATGTCTGCTCTTGGTGCTCTTGAAGATGTTGGAGTATATCCAATCATCTTTGCTAATGAAACAATATTTTTTCTTATATCAGCACTATCAAGATACAATTCATTTGTTGCCATATTGGCAAGATAAGCCATATAGTGAGTATTGTAAGATAGCACATCTAATAATATTGAAAGTCCTGAACCTTCAAAATCATAGTCTTGAAATTGTGTTTGACTTTGTAAAAATGTTTTTAAATTGTTTTTGATTTGGTCAAAATCTAATTCTGATACTGATATTTTATTACTAGACATCTTATCTTAATCTTTCTAAAAATGTTGTGACTTGTTGAGGACCTGGCATACCTACTATATAAAAGTATAGGTCAACCACCAATCTATTTCTATCGGGGTCATCATCAAGAGCTACTTTTTGTAATGATACTCTAGGTTCAAAATTATCAATTACTTCTTTAATTTTATCTCTTATGAAAACACCAACCATTGGTGTATAGTTTTCAAATAATAATTCTCTAATACCACAACCTAATTCTGGTCTAAAAGGCCTTTCGTAAAAATTCGTTTGTACTAAATTTCTAACAGCTCTCTTAATAGCTATCACATCTTCTACTACATTAACATCATTGGTAATAGGATTTCTGCCAAAGTCAAGGTCTATATCCTTGAACTTTCTTGAACTTCTGCTAGTCTTATTTACCGATTGAGCGTCATATATTGCCATAACGGTAATATTTATAAAGGATTATGAGCCGTTTGCGTAAACAGTTGCTGAACCTGTAATCAAATTTCCAGCATCCGTACTATCAGTTATTCTTGCTACTTTCAAACCATGACAATATACATCTGGCGAACCAGCATTAACATTTGCGACATGGTTTGGACAAGGTGGTATTGGAGGTGCTGGGTGTGATACTGTTTTATCGCTAACTCTTGCAATTAATTTGCCAGTAGCGTAAACTTGACTTTGTGTGGGTGTGTCCAAAGTAGTAGTACCGACACAAGCATGACCTGTTGTAGTTGTATCGGTTTCTCTACTAATCTTTGGCATTATACTATGCTAATATCCAAATAGCTACCAATAATATAAGAACATAAACTGGTACTTTTGTTTCAGTTAACCATTTTTTTGCGTCTTTTAAGTATTCTATCATTTGATTTCTACCTTTCCGCCGGCTGTTTCTATTTCAGCTTTAATTTTTTCTGCTTCGGACTTCTCAATATCTGATTTAATCTCACTAGGTTTCTCTATACAACCTTCAACAAAGTTTTTTGATTCTAATAAACCCATATCTTTGAATCCTCTTACTACTTTGATAACAGAAATCTTTTTATCACTATCAAATCCTGTTAATATTACATCAACAGTATTACTTTCTTCATTTTCTTCAGCAACAGGTTTAGGTTTTGATAGCAAATCATCTAAATTAAGATTCCAAGCTTTTTCCAATTTCTTGGATAGTTCACCTGCTTCTATTACCGTTAATTTTCCTAATTGTTCTACTAAATTATCAATATTACTCATTATTTCCTTTCGTACATTTTTCACATCTACAATATTTGCAAACTTCCCATTCGTATGTTTCTCCTGTTAATCCATCTTCAGCATTTTCACTTAAAATTTCTCCACAATGACTTGTACGACCACAATTATTGCAATATGACATTATTTACCTATCTTTTTTTGACGACCTAACGGCAATTTTTGCAATTTAGTCATTTCTTTGCCTCTTTTACTAATCCATTCAACAAAAACCAACTTTTCCTTAACTTTATTTTGAAAAGACTTAACTGCTTTCTTAAATGAACTAGATTCTATCTCTTCAACTATAATTCCATCTTTCAAAAACTTAAATTTTCTAAATTTCGCCATTATTTTCCTCACTTTTTACTATTTATGTGAAATTTTTGTGATTAAATTGAAAATGATGTGCCACAACCGCACGAAGAAGTTGCTTTTGGATTATTAAACACAAAAGCACTCTCAAAATCGTCATAAGTATAATCCAATTCCATACCTATTACATATAATTCGTACATTTTATCAATTAACAATATTCCATCTACTAAAACATCATCTGGACCCTTTTCATTTTCAAAAGACCAATCATAATTAAAACCAGCACATCCACCACCTTTAACAGATAGTCTAACAAAGACTTTTCTGTTTTTTTGTGTTAATTCATTAAATCTTTTATGTGCGTTTGCTAATATTGTTATCATTTTTTCTTTTTTTTAAATACAATGGTATGTACC